TGTCGCTCGTGCTTACGTGTGCGGCGGCCGGCTTTTTCATGACAGGAGAAGACAAGGTCATGCAGAGTCTGTGCCATTGGCGCGACTCGGCTTTCAGCCCCCTGGTGCAGAAGGTGGAGAGAATGTCTGACCGTCGGGTCCCTATGGATCACATGGTCGACGTGTTGGCTGTGCACGTTGCAGTGCGCGCCTACGCTCTCGTCCGCTGTGCTTGGGTGATGCCCGTTGTTTGGGCTCTGCTCTTGGCTGGATTGATGTGTGTTGACGTGGCTATTCAGGTTTATGTGCTTGTGCGGTCGTTCTGTGGTTGGCTTAATGCCTTGCCCGCTCGATTCGTCGCCTACCTGAAATCCCGTGCATACGCCTTCCTGATCGAGAGTGGAATCAACGAGTCGGTGCAACCGAAAGCTGAGGTGAGTGAGATGGAATACCCCATTGGTGGTGGTGCCTACATCACGATTCGCGGATTTGGCCGGACGCAAACAGAGTCTGTGCAGGAGCGCAGCCCCTTCATTCCTATGCAGATGCCGAAATGGGAGGTGGAGATCAAGAAGGAGTTGGACGGAAAGACTCACCATGTTGGTAAAGGCTTCCGTTTCAACAACTATCTGGTCACCCCCGCCCATGTTCTGGCACACAATAACCTGTATGTTGTGGGCGCCTCAGGCAAGATGGTGGAATTGGATAGGTCCGAGGAAGATCTGAGCTATGATGTGGATCTGGCCATTGTGACTTTGCCCCAGAACGTGTGGGCCCGGCTTGGTGTGTCGAACGCCAAATTGTACCAGGGCAACTACCGTGGAGGAGCACAGATCGCTGGGCCGGCCGGAATGGGTTCGTCGGCAGCTGTCGTCAACCATCCCTTGATGGACCGCATTGGCTATGAAGGCTCGACTGTGGGTGGCTTCTCTGGAGCAACCTACCACGCAGCCAATACCGTGTATGGTATGCACACCACTGGTAGTGCTACCGGAAACTCTGGTTATAGCAGTGCGTTCCTAAGGGCTGTGTTGAGACACAAAATCGCCAAAGCTCTGAAGCAGCAGGATTCGAAGATGGAAGACTCGTATGATGTGATCGAACGTTGTGCGGAACTGGTGAAGCGTGGACGTAAGTTCCTCGTGAAGCATTTCCCTAATGAGATCACGTACGTGCTGTTCCCCGATGGCTCTTCGGAGATGGTGGACACTGACGAGTTTCAGGAACGATTCCAGCAAGATGAATGGGAGGTCTGTCAGCAGATGGACGACATGTACGAGATCGGTGTGTACGAGAGTGCAGCCGTCGTGGCAGAGCCCGAGGATTTTTCTCAGGCAGCCGCGGCGATGGCCAGCGCCTCGGCGAAGCCGGTCCCGGCCGTGTCGGTCCCTGCCCCCAAGACTTCCCAGGCTTCGCGCTCGGAGACCGGAAACGCTCAACCCAAACGCGACCCATCAAAGCAAAAGAGAATGACCGCTTTGTCCAAGGCTATGCGACGAGCGGGCAGGAACTTGGCTCTTGCGAAGAAGCACGGCGATCATACGCGTTGCCGCCAGTTGGAGGAGAAGCTGAACAGGCTTCGCTTGCAGCGCACGCAGCTATAAGAGCCAACCTGGACCCCGGACTGGAACCTACCCCCCTGGAACGAGAACGGATACTCCGCGTCATGGAGGATGCGTATACCACCGCACGATGGAAGATCCCGGAGGATTTCTTGACGAGGGCGCACTTTGAGAGGTGTCTCAAACGCGTCACTTGGACGTCATCCCCTGGATTTCCCTATTGTGAGATGGGTTATGCTACCAATGGCGCGGTAGTGGGATGGAATAACGGAGAATGGGACGAGGCCAAAGTGGATATGTTGTGGAGGTCAGTTCAAATGCGACTGGCCGGAACGACGCAGGCGGACGACATTAAAGTTGTCATTAAGCCCGAATTCCACAAGGTGCAGAAGATCGAGGAGAAACGCTACCGGATCATCGCCTCCGTTGGATTGATTGACCAACTGATTGATCGTCTGCTCTTTACTGAGCAAAACGACGCTGAAATCAGAAACTGGTCCACTATTCCGACTAAGGCTGGTTGGTCCCCGTTTGTCAACGACGGAGCGCGCGTGCTGCGCGACACTCTGCTGCAGAACACCATGCGACGGAACTCCAGATTCATGGCCATTGATCGCAAGGCCTGGGACTGGACCGTCCGCGGGTGGATGGTGGAGTTGGACCTTGAGTTCAGAAAGCGCATGATGTGCCCGTCCAGACATATGGAGCAGTGGTGTCAGCTCGCCGGTAGACGATACTGGGAGCTGTATCGAGTTGGCGT